CAGAATCGCCTGTAAGGGGCTTGTAATTTTGTTTGGGTATGTTTGTACCCCTCGTTTTTAGAGTCCTAAGCCTTTTTTAACTATTGCAAGGGCTTTATCGTCTAATTCGTTATCTGTCTGTTCAACTAATTTTTCTAGTAGTTCAACTACAAAAGTCTTAAATTTTGGACTCTTTAATGCAGATAAAACGAATGGTTTAAGGATTGCTAACATTTTTTCTAAGTGATGATATTGGTACTACGTCGTTGCACATATGTTCAACACGCGAACCGGGTCGAAGGGTGAAACCCTTTTGTTGTAGTTCGGCACATTTAAGAGCACGTACCAGCTCGTGGTCTAACCTCATTTTTTCCTCTTGTCTTGCAGCGATGCGTCTGCATTGCTCTAGACTGCGTTTATCCAGAGGAACCATAAAGTTAATTTGAAATCCCCAGTTCTCATTCAGCTGATAACTAGAAGGATGTAATCCCGGAACATCTTCTTTTTCAGAATATGGATTGACATGGTTTCCCATGTAAAAGGGTGAAAAGGTCATAGTTGACCCATTACATGCGATACCACTTCCATAGTTCTGACGAGATGCAGCTCCATTATTCTGAAATTGAATAGCTTGATTCGTAACGTTTCCTGTCGCTGCGGCTACTGGATTACTAGTGTTATTAACTTCAGGTTCTTCTGCTAAAACAGGACTTATTGTGAGAAGACTGATAAGGATGTAGTAGTAGTATTTATAGTCCAATCTGTTGTGGCGTCTATTTGCTCTACTATTCCGGCAGCTCTTACTGTTGTTTCCATTGTCCAAGGCTTGGTTACGTCTTTTACGGAAAATGTTGTATCTGCTGCTGTAATGTTTGAAGAAGGCTCGACATTGCTTCCAGACCAGCTTTTTACTGCTGCTCCAAAGACCTGTGTCTTTTTCACTTCTTTCACAGTTTGGGTAGTTGTTGTCGTTGAGTTCATTGACCCCTGTGTGAAATTTGGGGTAATTGTATTGGCTCTCGCTACTGCGGGTGACAACAGTGCTAAGAGAAGAATCCATTTCTTCATGTTTTTGGTTTGTCTTTGTTTACCATTGGGCAGTTTGTAGGTGTTTTGCCATTTCCGTTCTTACCTGTAGTTAGCCCGAAAGTTGCAAGCGCACCCGTAAAAACGCTGGCTACGAAAGTGATATCGCTATTTCCAGACTTCTTTACCATCGGTATATCAACGTAGTTCATAGTGATAATGAAACCAGACCAGACCACTACGCCTAGTCTTACAAGTGTTCCTAAAACTTCTAATTGATGTTCTTTTTCTTCACCTATGTCTTTTAATTTACCAATTAAACCTTTTGGCTTCTCTGGCTTAGTTTCTTCCATGTAGTTTTTAATATTGGTTTCATAGCTGTAACAGCCCATTTAAATGCTGCTGTAGCTGTAAGAGTGGCTGCTACAGAAACTACCGCTGTAGTCCCAGCAGTAACAAGTATTTCATTTTCAGGTACAGGCACTTTGACATCAAACATTGGAATATCAATTTGCCTTATACCAGTAGCTTCAGGCTTTTCTTTTTCAGTTTCTGACTCTACGCCTTCTGGTGCTTGTAAATCACTAGGTGGAACAACTAAAGGAGTGTAAGAAGGTATTTCTCCTTTAGGTAATTCAAATTGAAAACTTGGTAAAGTTATTGAGTCAGGTAAATATAAAACTGGTAATTCAATTGTCTTTCTCTTCAGGTTGTAAATAATTTAATATTGCATTTATTTCTATTGCCCTGCGTTCACAATTCTGTTGTACTTGTACAGCTTCTTGATAATTTTTTCCTAATTGTTCTAACTCAGCTTCTAATTGTTTTTTGGTGGGTTTAGTCATAATTAATACTTCGTTTTGCCAAGGACCACGGCAGCATCTTGTTCACTGAAATCTTCAGTAGTCCATATTGATGTTATGCCATCCTCTTTTTTATATGCCTTGATAATTTCAAGGTGCTGAACATTAGCTGCTATCCTTTCTTTTTGCTCATCAGATAAAGATGGTAAAGCTGCAAGTTTATTGATAACAATAACGCTATCTCCAGCATTTTTGAAAACAGTTGCTACTTCTTCTTTTGTTCTTTCCATTATGGTTTAGGATACTTGTCTTTAATAACTTTGATATCTGCTTTCCAAGCGTCAATACCTGAGTGATAGATTTTATCAAGCTGATCTTGCCAAGATGGATACTCGGCTGCTCTATCTCTCTGATACTTTGTAGCAGCCCACTCAGCGTCTATAGCTGCACGAGCTTCTTTTACTTTTGCGTCGTCAAGAGTAACTAGATTACCATCTTTATCGTACGCTCCTTTTGCGCTGTTTATTGATACAACCGTGCCAGCGTAAGCACGGTAAATTGCTTCATGATCCATAATTAAAATAAATGTTAGGCTGCTATTTCCATTAATGTTATGTATGATTTTCCATCTATTGCAGCACCTCCAGTTTCTTCATACTGAGCGTACATAGTACCTACCCCAGTACTGTAAGCAGCTATTTGTGTTTTATAAACAACAGAGCTTGTACTATTTGGTGAGTCTTCTATCGTAAAAGATGTTCTTCCTATGAATTGACCAATAGTACCTATTTCAAATGGTCCAACATTAGTAGGGGGTTCGTGTATAGTTGTGTTTGTACTACTAATAGTACGGACTACTTTTATACCACCATAAATAGCCGCTGTAGAACTTGAGGGGTGTATTTGAGTAGTATGTTGATTTATAAGTACAAGAATCTTACTACTTGCTGATTTTGGTGTAATGGTTGCTGTTAAATTTGAATCTACAAATGTAGTATTAGTAGAAGATGCTACTTGATTAGTATTAGCTGACACAACTTGTACAATGTGACCGGGAATATAAGTTGTTCCGTCACTAGCTAAAACAATATTATTAGAACTAGAGGAAGCATGTTTAAGGTTTGTTGTTGCTAAAGTTGCCATTATGCTGCTACCTCCATAAGGGTTAAATATGAGGTTCCATCTTTTAAATTAGTATTACCTACTTGAGTAACAATAGTATAGGAGCTACTATAAGATGCCATTTTTGTGTTGTAAGTTATTGATGTACCCGCTGTTTGACTAGGCGAGTCTAAATATTGAATGTTATATCTCGAATAATGGCTATGACCAGCTCCAGAACTAAAACCCGCCCATAGTCCATACGGACCAGTGCTACTTCGTGGACCATCATCTAGAACTGTTTCTGTACCTGATATAACTCTATTTACATTTATCCCTCCACCAGTACTTGCATCTCCGGCAATATAAAAATTCTGTGAAACCATAACTAAAATCTTACTATTTGCAGCTGTCGTAGTTATAGATCCACTTAATCCAGTAGCTACAAAAGTATTACCGGTAGTGCTAGTTTGTGAACTATGGGTGTGTTGTACTACTTGTAAAATATTACCAGCTCTATTTAAGGAATCTAACGTAGTTGACGCTGTACCCGGAACCGTCAGTTCAAGAGCTGCATTACCTGTAGTACTAGCTGGTGCCTTAATAGCAACTGTTCCTCCACCACTGTCTGCGGTTAATTTTAACTGACTCATGCTGCTATCTCCATTGCAATCATACGAGAAGTTCCTTTATAAGCTGAAGTTAATCTATAAGAATTTAAATATGCGGTAGCTGTATTAATACTCCAAAAAGGTGTGTAATATCTAGTGCTTGTACTTCCAGCCGTTTCTGATACACAGGTCGAAGCGTTCGAGAAATAGTCGTTATTACTCCAAAATTGTGCGTTTCCATCAGTATTAACGCCAGAAGAGTTTGGTGCATCTACCGCAGTTGTTCCGTCTTTCATGATTTGAAATGTTAGAACATGAGCCGCACTACTTATCGAACCAAAAAAACCTTGCACTAGTATTAGATTATTTGCATTTGTAGGAGTAATTGAAACTCTAAGATCACTCGTTATTTCAGCCAAAGTGTTAGTAGTTGATGATATTTGTGCATTTGTACCAGCTGTAACTACTTGAATTATTGAACCAGAACTCATAGCAGAGTCTGGGAGAGCTGACAATCCAGTAACAGCTCCATTTCCATTTATTGTTATTGCCATATTTATACGATTGTCCAGTGTTCGCCAGCACCAATAGTTACTACAACTGAATTGTTGATAGTTATAGGTCCAGCTGACATAGCGTTTTTATTATTTGTAATTGTGTAATTAGTTGTAACTGTCTGTCCGTTTTCGTAAAAAATATCATCGCTTCCACCACCGGTTGCACCACCTCCAGCTGCTGGTTCCCAACTAGCTTCGCCATTAGCATCTACAGTTAAAACGTAATCCTCTGTGGCTGTCGAATCTTTAACTACAAAGTTAAGACCGGGAACCCTAAATTTAGTAATATTAGTGTCACCAAAAGTGATTTCGTTGTCTACCGTAGCTGAACTGGCTGCTGCATCATGTCCAATAATTATATTATTGTCACCAGCAGTTAAATCATTAGTACCAGAATTTGCTGCGTCATGACCAATAATTACGTTGCGTTTTCCAGCAGTAAGATCAAGTCCGCTACCTCTTCCCATGCAAACGTTTTCTTGTGCAGTCGTAGCGTCTTTTGCAGCTTGATAACCTATAAAATTATTACTTGATCCTGTAAAATCTTGTCCACAAAATGCACCTATAGCAACACTTTGACTACCAGAACTATATTGACCAGCTTGTTGTCCAAGACATGTATTGTAACT